TGCGCAGTTGGCGGCGTATGTCGCAGAAACATCGGCGTACCATCACGGAGAGGTATCACTCGCAGATACGATTGTAAAATTAGCACATAATTTTACAGGTTCAAACAATATCAATCTCCTCGAACCATGTGGTCAGTTCGGTACGAGACTCATGGGTGGTAAGGATGCGAGTCAAACGAGGTACATTTTCACGAAGCTCACAAAGGATGCGAGAAAGCTCTTTGATTCACGGGATGATGCAGTACTCAATTATCTTGACGACGACGGGCGACCAATCGAACCGGAATACTATGTACCGGTCTTACCGACCGTTCTCATTAATGGAACAGAAGGCATTGGAACCGGTTTCAGTTGCTATGTTCCACCGTTTAACCCAAAAGACATCTGTGAAAACATAGAGCGAGCTATTTCCGGGCAGTCGCTCAAAGAAATGAAACCGTGGTTTGATAAATTCAAGGGTCGTGTTTTCAAAAACGAGGATGGTCTTTGGATTACAGAGGGTGTATGGTCAGGCAACAGTGCGGGAACGAATGTTAAGATTACAGAGCTTCCACCGGGACGGTGGACACAAGATTACAAAGAATACTTGGATGGACTTGTGGAGAAGAAGATCATATCCGGATTTGTGAATAACAGTACAACCGAAAATGTGGATTTCACAATCACGGGGTACACAGGGAAGAATCTCATCAAAGATTTTAAGCTCCAAAAATCGTTCCATGTGAGTAACATGCACCTGTTTCACCCAACCAAAGGTATCAAGAAATATGAAAGTCCAGAAGAGATTTTGGCTGATTTCATAGAAGTGAGAATGCAAACATACAAGAAACGAAAAGAACATCTCATCGCCGTTCTCAAAGAGAAAGCGAAGAAGCTTGAGAATATGTCTCGTTTCGTGGATGCAGTGATTAACGAGCGAATCATTGTGTTCAAGAGAAAGAAGAGTGATCTCGAAAGTGAGATTTCAAAAACATATGATGCGATTGACGGTTCATATGATTATTTGCTCAACATTAAGACGTATCAATACACCAAAGAAGCTGTGCAGTCACTCGTAGAAGATACACGGAAGGCGACCGAAGAGCTTAAAATATTGGATGCGACCACACATTTGGACATGTGGAAAATGGATTTAAAAATATATAAGCAATAAGTAGTATGTGCGATAGATCGGGACCAGACACCGGTGCTGCACTTTGCTTGACCGCTATAGGTGGTCAGGACACATATCTTCTGGGTAAAGAATCACTCTTTAATTATGACCAAAAGAGACACTCGGAATTTAGAAAGTTTCATAGGAGTTTTAATATAAACAAACCATCTAGTGCTCCATCAAATTGGCCATTTGGACAGACAGTAAAAGCAACATTCAATCCAATGAACATGGGTGATCTTTTGTGCAATATGTATATACGGGTTAAATTACCTGGATTAGATGGCACAAACTACAATTACGCAGACAAAGTAGGAAAACATCTATTCAAAAGCATCACTATGCGTGTGGATGAAACTATAATTGAGATATACAAAGATGACATAGGATACATATATGATGAATTATATTTAGATCACGCAGAACATGTAAGTAGAGAATACACAGATAATAGATTTATAAACCGAGTTACTATCCTGTCAAGTTCCCTTCAAAGCGTAAAAACGTCTAATACGTTTGTCTATGTACCTATACCATTCTTTTTTTCTAGAAGATATGAATCATCTGATTATGAAACAAACGTTCATAATAGACCTTATTTTCCCTTGTGTGCTATGAACAAACAAAAGCTCGAGTTTGATATAGAATTCAGGCAACAGACATTCTTTACAAATAGCCCAAGCGATTTGACTTTGTCAAGCTTTGATATAGTGACTGAAGAAATATCAATTACACAAGAAGAAAGGTTATTTTACACATCTTCTAAATATGAAATGATAACTGATATATTTCATACACACCCCAAATCTGAAACAGAACCAGGTAAAGAAAAATTTAAGATTGAACTCGCTCCACAAGGGAGGGTGAAAACAATTCACTTCTTTTTCAGAAACAAGTTATTCGAAGATGAGACTATTGCGAGTAATGTGACTGCAACACAAGAGACTTATCATTACTATCACAATAGATTTAACTTTACACCCTTTCCATATTATATAAAATCAAATGATTCGATATCAGATGATATAGCTATAAATTCAAAATTTACTATAAATGGTGAAGATTTACCAAACATAAACAACCCAGATTCACATTACTACAGATATTTGACCACAGTAAATCATAAATTTCATGGTTCGCCTAGAAATATATTCACGTACAGTTTTTCAATGAATCCACGTAATGTAGATCCATCGGGAAGTCTCGACTTTACAAATATTAAAAACAACAGAACTACGCTTGAATGCACACTTAATCCATATTACGGCACAAGTGAAGAATTTACCTGTCATATATATTACACTACATACACTACTCTCACTTTTGAAAATGGGTATCTCAGTACAAGAGTTGAACCTTTATCGTATTCAGATACTATTGGTGAATACGGTACAGGTGTACCAACTGGAGAAATCGTTTTAGGTGGAGAAGGTCAGCCTACCATGATTGCTTCATTTCCCGAATAGAGTATCTTTGTGCTCTTTTATGTAAGAAATAATACCATTCTTAATACACCACTTGATGAAATTGAGCTGTGCAACAGTCGTATTAATTTCATCATTTGTACCAGGTATTTTATACGAAATCTTATCGGAACGACAAAATGGGTCGAATAATTTTTTGCTATATCCGTCGAGTGTCGACTTGTAAGCACAGTGTACACTGAAAATCTTACCATCGATTGTTTTATACATCAAATTTGTTTTCTTAGAATAGTTTGTGATAAACCATTCAAGGTTTCTAAGAGAAATACCACCCGTCTTTGAAAGAATTTGTGAAAGTGTTTTTCCATTCTCGGGGGTACCATAAAATGCATCAATTGAATTTAGTAGGATATCCGATTTCCTCATATTACATCATAAGCTTCAAGTCTCTAAATTGGTTACTAGATGAAGATTCACATGCCGGGCATCCAACCTTAAACAAGGGTGGAAATGCATGATTATGTCTGATTGTGGCTGTATTTACATTCACAGGTTCATGCAATTTAGAAGAAGCTGCATGTGATAAACAAAACCCATCATGACTCGCCTTCCTTGTACACGGCTGACCACCCTTTTTAATACCCAAACAATACCCACCCGGATTTGGCAAATCCCGTAACAAAAGTTTAAGTGGTATGTTGTGAATAGTAGATATTGATTGTGCGTAAATTAACATGCGTTCGTGACACGCTTTCTCTACCTCATCATTAAATACCTTATTCAGATTATCAGAAACCCGCATACCCTTATTACAGTATAGCGCCTAATTTTTAAATGGGAGTTCATCGAGAGGTGTCTCCTTTTGTTTTTTTGGTCTTCGTTTGGGTTTAATTTTGGTAAGAATCTCACCAAATATTTCCTCTTTGGGGTCTTCAAATAATGGTTCCAAAAGATCACACACTGGATTTATAAATTTATTCATGAAATAGTATTCATAGTCAATAGGTACATTATTGTCCTTCACATATTTTGGATCTTCTGATTTTTCAAAAGCCTTTGCTTTTGGGTCGTCCGTCTTCACAAGAATGTAAGGCACTCGGTCACCTGACTGTGGTTCTGAACCAGGTTGCCTCTCGCGCATTTTACGGACAACCTGCACATGCGCTTGGTTTATGTCTTTGATACCGGGGCTATTTATAGATACACCGTGTCCCTTGACTTTGTATGAATCAGACAAACTCTGTGAAAGTGTGAGCTTTTCGTTCGGTACATCACCTTCCAGTAGTTCGATGGCTCTCTGAAGTGCGAGTGCTTTCGGTGGTTCGGTATCACTACTTTCAAGTACGACATCCAAGAGTTCCTTACACACCTCTCTTACATGTGCCGTGTTATCACGTCTCACGAGCTGAAGACCCTTTACATCAATGTAATCCATATTCATCTTTCCGTCCTTTCCTTGTGTCCACAGCTTTGCGGCGTATCGTTTTTTAGAATAGAGAAAATAGGGCCAATACACCTTTTCGAGTTCCAAATTATTCGGTTTCTTGAAAAGTGTGGTACATTCTTCAGCGGCGCGCTCACCAATCTCCCAACTGTACTCAACGGCTTCAAGACCTTTACGATCACCCACATCAAATTCGACCATGACACTATCGGTGTCACCGTACCTCACTTTAGCACCCGGAAAGTTCTTTTCCACATACTCCTTCGTTTCATCAATCATACTCCGACCTTTTGTCGTCACGGTAGATGCGATATTCACACACGGAAGCATTCCCTTCGATGCACCAGTGAACCCATACACAGAGTTCATACTGATTTTGTAAGCTAATTGCTTACCGTTATACATGGCTTTGAGTGCACCAGTAGACGCCGCCATATCCTTCTTCGCTTGCTTTCTGAACTGTTTCAATTCAAGGAGAATGCTCGGTAAAAGTGTCGGCACACCCTGTGCGAACTTACACACTCTCTTTGTAGGAGGCTGCCCCTCAACCTTACTCGGCACAGGAATCTCAAATGTTTCGTATTCCACGCCAGGTACATTTTCGTACTTTGGGTCCATTACGAGACTCGAATAACACAAATTGTGCGCCATCATGATCGAAGGATACAGACCTTCAAAATCTAGAGCTGTAATCGGTTTATAATATGCACCCTTTTGCGCTTCGAGAACAGTCGCACCTTCGTATCCTTGGTCACCCAGTTGACCATACTGAATCGTTGGAACCATGAATCCCATTTCTCGTGCCTTCTTCGTCAATTGACTAAACACCTTGATTTGTTGACCCCGTTCCACGAGATAACACAGGGGTACCCAGGTCGCCTTCGCCATTTCCAGGAGGTTAATCAGGATACACAGTTTAGACAAAAGTCTATGTGGAAGAAGGGTATCCTTAATACAATATTCCGCAACTTCCCGCAATTTTACAGGGTCGCCTTCCTTGTATCGAGCAAACATCTCCTTCGCGGGCATATCAATCTTGTTGTCTCCGAGATACAGTTTAGATACATTATCAAGTTTATATGAATCAAGTTTATATCCCTTCTTTACCTCGTGGAATAGATCAAAAATAAATCGACCAGGCATACTGACAAGTTTCAAGTCATTGTCACCCAAGGCACTCGATGATAATTTTTTAGTTGTTAGTTCACAGTTGTGTCCACGCAATTTACTCAATTGAAAAAACTTGAGGTTACATTTGGTGATGATAGCTCTTTTCATGAGGTATTCAAGATCAAAACCAAAGATGTTCCAACCAGTTATGATGTCAACCTCTTTTTCGTGTAAATAGTCTCTAAATGCTTCGAGCATTTCACGCTCGGTGTCATATGATACTATAGTAGAGCCTTCAAGATTTGGGTCTGTCTTTTTATAACAGAGACAGGTCTTATCATAGGGCTCATCGCTTCCAAATTTACAAAGAGAAATTGCAATTTGAAAACATGCATCACCTTCAATATCGGCATCCGGAAATTTACCAGTTGAGCTGTTACACTCAATATCTACCGACGCAACCACAAATGGGGCTGTTTCTGGATTTTCGATCGGTGTAAGTGTCCTCCAATTTTTGCATTCTAAATCTATGTCTACATGTGCATTATGAGATGAATAACATTCATCACCACTGTCCAACCACCCAGTTGACTGAATCCCAGTTCTATGCATGAGTCGCAACACCGGATCCAAATTGGATTCATACATCTTGAGTTTAATAGTTTCATCTGGTAAAGGGCGTCTCAATCTACCAGTAACCATCCTCCTCGAAGCAAGATTCTTACAAAATAATTGAAGATACGGAAATTGCTCATTATTTTGAAATCCCCAGACATCTTTGCGGTGAATCGTGTTATAACTGGAAAGACAACCAGGACACGCCTTTTCAATTTTGTTGTATATGATTTGCACTCTTTGCTGGGTCACATTTTTCGGAAGCTTCACGAAAAAATAAGGTGTGAATGCAGTAGTGACACACACCGATTTACCTTCTTTTGTTTTACCAAAGATACTGATCAAGTGCTCGTCATCTGTATCTTTCGTCTCCCAGGTGAGTGCTTGAAATACAACCATACTTCGTTATGTACCTAAAATTTTAATATCGTTTAATAATAATTATGTCAGCTGCACTTGTCGATCTTGTTTCAGTGGGGGCTCAGGATGCCTATATAACCGGTGACCCACAAGTGAGCTTCTGGCGCCAAAACTACAAACGACACACTAACTTTGCTATCAAACCAGAGCGCATGGATTACATTGGTACGTTTAATGGCGGAAATGAAATTGTAGTCCCAATTCGTTCCAAGGGTGATCTTTTGAGTTACGTGTGGATTGAAAAAGGTGGTATTAATACACCTGGTGTAAACACCGAAGGTCTTATTTCCACGGATGACACGTCTCTCACTGAATTTAGTTTGCATATAGGTGGCCAAGAAGTATGCCGGATGGACTCTCTCTATGTTCAGGGTATTCACAATGTGATGCTTAGAGATAGCCAAGCTAAATCGACTTTTACAGTCACTACATCTGAAATTTCCGACAACGCAAAGGGTGTCAGTGGTTCAAAGTCCGATTATTACATAATCCCATTCTTCTTCAGCGAAGATTGGACAAAGTCGCTCCCACTCGTGGCGTTGCAGTACCACGATGTCGAATTGAGAATAAAGTGTAGAAGCAAACTCCAGAATTTGGGTGCGACCCCAAAAATTTATGGTATGTATGCGTATTTAGATACCGCTGAACGCGAGCATTTTACAACTCAAGACCATGAACTCCTTATAACCCAGATTCAATACCAACCAGTCACCAAAACTGATACGTCCATTGATCTTACATATTTCAACCACCCAATCAAATCTCTCCACTTGACCACATCAAATGTATCCGGTACAGGGTGGTCAAATGATTACAGCTTTGATAAAGCATCCCTTTACATCAACGGTTTGGCCCTCTTCGAAAATATGTCCAACACGTTCCACCACAATGTTGTTCACGAAATGCACACGACGACTGTTGCGCCATCCACACTCGATGCACTCCCAGTGTTCTCGTGGCCTTTCTGTCTCACTATGAATCGCGCACAACCAAGTGGAAGCCTTAACTTCTCTCGAATTGATAACGCTAAACTGACTATCCAATCTCCTAAGTCTGATGCGAGAGACGGTTTGTACAGAGTTTATGGTGTAAACTACAATATTTTACGCATAAAAGATGGTATGGCTGGAATTGCATTCTCGAACTAATTTCCAGAAGAACCAAACCCGCGTTCTCCGCGTTGTGTCTGTTTTAATTCTTCAACCTCTTCTATGAGCGGCGTTTCACATCGCTCTAAAATCATTTGGGCAATACGATTCCCCTTTTTAATGACGAACGGTTCACTCCCGTGATTAAATAGGATAACTTTCAATTCACCCGTAAAATCGGGATCAATAACTCCGGCTCCTGTTTGTATACCATGTTTGAGTGTAAGACCGGAACGTGGTGCGATTCGACCATATACACCGCGTGGTAAACACGCACACACACCGGTACTCACGAAAGCCCGTTCCATAGGCGGAACCATTATTTCTTCCATACTATATAAATCGTACCCCACCGAACCAGGTGAAGTCCTCGTCGGTATGATAGCATCCGGGTATAGCTTCTTAATTTGAAGACTCATGAATTACATTCGATACAATTCTTTATGTGTATATATAAATGCTCCCACTCATCATAGCACTCGGCGCAGCCGCCATTGCATACACATTCACAGGAGAAAACCTTGTTTCGGCAGAAGAAGCTAAAAAAATGATAAAGAGTGGTAAAATAAAGAAAGTCATTGACGTTCGAACTATAACGGAATACAGGCTAGGACACTATAGGGGTGCAATTCATTTACCAGTGAATAAAATGAACTCTAAAACAACATCGGAACTCCCAAAGAAGGGTTTACTCGTCTACTGCAACACTGGTCAAAGAGCCAGAATTGCGGCAGAGAAATTGATTGATCTTGGTTTCCAGGACGTATATTACATTGCAGGTCATTACTCATCTATACAATAAATACCGCGTTATTATAAGTTATGGGTATCACAATTGGTATCATTATCTTTATGGTGTTAATACCAGTCATAATAGTCGCAGCTACACGTATCATGCACCAAAGGTGTGAAGGTCAAGACTAAACACAGTTTAATGAAATGAAGTATGCTACATATGTTACTATATACGCTATAGATACAGCAAACATACAAACATCCCCGAATAAAATAGAATATGCAAGTGCAATCGAACAATATAAAGTGTGTAATAATATGAGCATTTGAACATATTCACCATTAGATGTACTTAACACACCTACAGAAAAGGATAAACTTGTCACTGGTACTACAGGAAATTCAAATGTACCAGCAAATGCTAATATAGTCATAAATTGACATACAAATAGAAATTGTATGAAACTCCATACCCTCTCATTCCACACTTTAGATGGTGTAATTTCTACTACCGTTACATCCTCTTCGTACCTATGTGCCAAACATATAGATTTATCTGGATTGTGTACCGCCTTCCATATGTTTACCATATATACTAATAAAGTTACATCTTTAAATTTCCCAAAAGGTAGATGAACTTCTAAAATGGTGACGTATTGCATCCGCTGCTATTACATAGCGCGTTATACCAGATGTTGGATCCCATTTAGGAGGGCAGTGTACATCAAGTGGTGAAAACATGTGCCATACAAACGGAGTTGGATCACCTATAATTTCTTTACTACCCTTCTTGAACATAGTTCCTTCTTCGAATCTATCCAAGTACATTACACCGCAATCTGAAGCCATACCATCTTTTCTATATTCACCATGCGCGTGCCATCCAGGGTAGTTTGGATTTTCTATGCCAGGTCTCTGAATATATGCCCAAGATATCACTTTATCCGGCTTTTTACTACACGCCTCAATGAATGATTCCTTTACAACTTGCCAATGTTTACCTGTATTTTCGAATAATTTTGGCAATGTTTGTATTCCAGCGGCATTCGGCCACTGTCCATATTCAGATAAAGTTTTTTCTATATCATTAATCAAGTCATCCTTGTATTTGGTGATTACATTTTTAAAGTCTGTATCTACCATTTATAGATTAAATAAACATCTAACTTTTAACTAGGAACGCAGTCTCTTTAATCGCTCTAATTCCTTATTTGGAAACACGGTGAGTTGTGTGACAGGTCCATCTAAGTATACTTGTCCATGATTCTTAATTCTGTCACATTTTAATACCTGATTTACACGTACTATATTCACGCGCGCTACTCTCGACTTTGCCAATTTACTGTGATACACTGCAAGCGCTGCGGCATCCCTTTTAGTTTCACGGGGCAATATAGTATCTTCGCAACACACTACCACATGTGAACCAGCTTCTCCGTCTACGTGTATCCACCACTCATTTGGAAAACTCGATTGTGTGAGCGCATCATTTTCTTTTGCATTCTCACCCACCTTTATCGTTATTCCGTCAAGAGACGTATACGACCGCATACATAGATTATAACATTTATCTTTATACATAATAATGATTACTCGAAAGAGAGGCGTCTATTACAGGGACGGCGTGAAATTAGCAGATCCGGAACAGAGTCGATGTCAGAAATTGGGTATACCACCTGCATACACAAATGTCAAAGTGTATCCAAAACACGCAAAGCTACAGGCAACGGCGATGGACAGGCAAGGCAAAACGCATTATTATTACCACGAGAAATACCTAGATGCACAAAGGAAGAAGCGTAAAGAGAGAGCAACAGATATTAATTTCTCTAAAATAAAATCATCAACGACTCGTATATTGTCTCAAAATGGACATCCATCATGGGATGACGCACTTGCACTTCGCATGATATCAAGTGGATATCTTCGTTCGGGTGTCGCCGAACGTGATACAGGTGCACTAGGGGCCTTTGGTCTAGAGCGTAAGCATGTAAAACTCAAAAATGACGGCGAAACAGTTGTATTTGATTTTCCAGCAAAATCGGGTCAAAGGCGCCTATTTGAAGCTCATGACCATGTGTTACATAGCGCACTTTCAAAAAGACGAGATGGATTACTCGTTGGTAATGCGAAATACGAAAGAGTACGAGACCTCTTAAGAAAAATAGTTGGAAATGAAAACATACAACTTAAGGATATACGAACAGCTGGAAGTATGCAACTATTTGAGAAGCATTTGAAAGAAACAAAAGGTGACGATAAACTCGCTCGAAAAATAACTGCAGAAACTATAGGTCACACGCCAAGTGTATCTAAAAAATTCTATTTGTTGTAAAATGGCGAGAACTACAACGACGACGAGAGAACAAACGTGGAACAAGAGGGATAATTACACATTGAAAATGTTTACGCGAAAGCTCTATGAAAAATTACATAATCTTGAGTTCTTGGTTGCCTATGCGTACATGTGCATGATAGAAACGCAATTTGTGGTTAAGAAATTGAAAAGGATCGATCAGATGTTTGTTCAATCTTACTAAACACGAGAGTCTTGATGCGTTTCTTCATTCGTTCGATGTGATCGGTACTTATAAGTACACAATTTTCAACTAGTATCTTACCTCGATGCTCGATGACGAGCGGACCGCCAGTACCAATAGCCGAGTTCAGGATTTCAAGCATGGTTTAATTTTTAGACGACATTCTCCAACTTGGGTAAAAATAATCACGTTTTAAGTTAAAAACTAAAAACTACACTACTTTATATGCACGTCGTACTCACACAAAGTCCGTTAGTTTCACGTAAATACAGGGTGTTACTCCCAAATAGGAAGACAATCGATGTTGGATCTCTCATGACACCGGACTACACAGATCATAGAGATCCATCTCTCATGCGAGAACACCTCCTTCAAAGAGGAGCACAGATACCAAAAGGCCTTCGAATCGAAACGGACCCATATGAAATACATCGAGGTATGCTCTACGCAGACACCAGCACGGAAGAGAATTGGGATGATCCCTTTCGTGCGGGGTACTGGGAACGGTGGCTTCTTTGGAGTTACCCAAACGTAAACCAAGCACAACTATGGATGACGATGCGAAAGAATATTCTGTTCATGCCCACTGAAGAAATGATGTGGTTCTGTGATGAACGGAAAAGATATTAAACACCCGTCGAACCAAAACCTCCGGCACCACGCTCAGTCTCACAGATTTCAGTGATTTCACGGACGTATGGCGTTTCACACCTTTCCAAGATGAGCTGCGCAATCCTATCCCCCTTCTTAATCTCAAAAGGAGCGTCACCGAGATTAAAAAGAGCGACCTTAATTTCACCCGTATAATCTGGGTCAATCACACCTGCACCCACGTGAATACCATGTTTCACAGTGAGTCCAGATCTCGGTGCGACACGTCCGTAGACATTCACTGGGAGAACAACTGCGACCCCTGTCCCGACAAGAAGGCGACCGCCGTGTGGTATACTACAATCTTCAACACTATATAAATCATATCCAACAGCATGAGCAGAACCCCGAGTCGGAACAATAGCATGTTGAACAAGTCTTTTCACTTGAAGTTCAGACATTTTACTCATAAGGGGAACGTAATCTTTATCTCAGATGATTATAGATGTACATCGCGGACTCGGTATACAAAACTCCACCGAACACACGTGGCACTATTCAGTGGGTGAAAACCTAACAAATATCATCGGATTTACAATTGGAAAATATTTAAGGACAATGGTCTTTATGTAAACAATGTGGTCGATCCATAACGCAGTGGTACGAGCCACATCTCAACCAATAAATGATTACGATAAACTCAAAAAACGTATCAATCGCATGACCGTCGCGTACGGGGGTGCACTCACATCTATGTATTTCATCACACAAGGTGCAGAACAGGGTGTGTCTTCTACGATCGGTGTCGCTACGTCTTTGGCCTACATATCACTCCTCGAAAATCATGTGGATAACATAGAAAATGCATCTTTTCAAAAACAATTGTTAGCTCCAATAGGAACCGCTGTATTTGAAACTGTGTGGAATAGCGCACCTTTTGCATTTGATTTTGACTACGGAGCAACATTCGTTGGATTTCTTGCATATAAGGTAGCACTATTGAGTGTCGTGTATGATGAGGTGCGAAGAATGTTGATAGATGAAGATAAATAAAAGCCTAAGTCGACTATGAATTATTAAAAATATATAAATGGGGTACAAAACCGACGGCAGTAGCCACCATGACGGTGTGAATGGTGAACACTCTCTCATACACATGATAAATACAGATCCTAAATTTTCGTGTGTACGAGAAAAACTTGGAAAACTCGAACATCGAGGAGGGACTAAAAATACCGCCGATGCCGTGAGTGACCGTGGACTACGCATTTCCATAAAAACAAAAAATAGCAACAATGGGTCTTTTGATTGGCTCAATAAATCTTATATACACGAAAACGATGGTAGCAAAAAACTACTTGACGACATCAAAAAGTACTACAAAACACACGGGGATGAAAAAGATGTCAGGTTTATGATCAATAAACTATCAAATATGCTCATCAAATTTACAGATGTAAATAAGTACACTGATCACATAATAAATAATTATGATTGCGATTATATATGCATAAACTTTGTAAAAAAGAGATATTTCTTGATGTTTCATAAAAATGAACTAAAAGAACTATTTGGTTCATGTAAAAAATTTGTAGAACCGGTGAATACAAACACGTCGTGTGTAATTCCTGGGAGTAGAAACTTGCGAATTAGACTCGTGCTCAATAATGGTGTGAGGGCTATACTGAATAAGGGTTCACACTTGTGTGTAAAGCTTCAACAGGATAAACCACTTTCATTAGAGAAATTTATACGAGAACCTATTGTAATCTATTATTAATTATATCGGTATTATCATTCATATCTATGAGTATACATTCCCTATTTAAATTTTTACACGCCTTCGCGGTCGTACCGGAACCACACATTGGATCCATGACCAAATCTCCTTCGTCACTTGAAATAGATATGATTCTCTCTAGCAATTGAATGGGTTTAGCGGTTGGATAAGATCTCAATTCAGATCCCTGTCCAATCGAATGAATATCATCCCATAGATCGGTGCACGGTTTACCTTCCGTTTCGTGTAAATAAATCTTTTTATACAGCTTAGATTTTTCAGTCTTTGGAGGATGTAAACGATTGTCGTCTCTTAATTTTATGAGCTCTTCTTTCTTTATACGCCACCCCGACACAGGATTGAACACTTTTCCATTGAACTCAAACGAATACATGTACCCTTTCTTCGTATTTTCCGTGACTAAATGCCCGAGAGAATAATTACCTCGTTCATCTTTATTGTTGAACGAATTATTGAGATACTTTTCATCACGTGGTTGATACACCACATTGAATTTAGGAGACTTTGAATTTGTGCACTTGAAAATGATGTCTATCGTTGCACCGAGTTTCTTTTTCACGTTGTTCTTTGAACGACATTTCTTCCAAAATATCGGCTGCACGTATTTGAATTTGTCTCTGAGTATTTGTTCGGGGACAAACATGCGATCCGCTGAAATGTGAAAAAACAATGTACCATTCGATGTGAGTTTTGGTAAACACTTGTCTATGACCCGAGTTATAAAGTTTTTATAATCATCACCTTTCCATGTATCAGAAAATCCAGTTGAATCATCCTTAGACATCATGTAATCTCTACCGCTATCGAATGGAGGATCTAAATATATGGTAGTCACCGTATCATTTTTTACTACATCCAATTTTTCTAAACAATCCCCTATGATATATCTCATGAAATCATTACGCATAAAATCTTTAATTCTGTAGATGTACTTCTTTTTTCATTACAACTATTTATTGTTATCTTCTAGCGAGAAAGCTTCTTAATTTTACCAGTCACGATGTATTCATCAATCTTATTTGAGATGCCTTTGCCGATACCCGGTACTTTGTTGGGTCCTTGTGAAATATCGGTACCATTCGTGACTTCAAAATTGAGTTTTCGAATAGACTCGGCAGCCTTCTTATAAGCCGCACTCTTGTGGGTATTTTTCTCGGACTGTGCGAGTAAATCCAATTGTTCCGCGATATTCTCATTTGTCGTGAATGTCTTGAATCTCTTAATTTCACCGGTTTCAAGAAATTCATTTATTTTTCGGATGGTACCCTTTCCGATACCACACATGTGGGAAAGTTCTTCGCCTTTGGTTACCTTGAAATCGAGGTGGTAGATAAGATTGGCGGCTCTTTCGTATACAGCTTTCTTGTATTCATTTTCTTCCTCTTTGGCGAGCTCATCAAAAGCTTCAGTGAGAGGTAAGTTGTAACAGACAAAGAAGTTATCGTCAGATTCAGATTCAGGTTCAGATTCCGTTTCATATTCGGAGTCAGAGTCGGATGCAACGGATTCTTCATCACTCACTTGAGCGTAGTGAAGCATGGTTTCATATTCCAGGATAGCCTTTTCTTCTTCACATTTGCGGAGACGCTCTTTGAGTTCAGTGTTCTCCTTTTCAAGGTTAGCGATGTAGGTAGCAATAGATTCGGCGTTCATCTTTGATTGAGTCGATTGATTATTCATGGTGGTCAACATGACTTAGGTATTTTTTTGTGTGTTTATTTTAAGATGTCAGCAAAACGTCCTTGTACCTCAAATGGTGAATCACTGTATTACAACCTAAATGAAATAGGAGACATCACAGAGGGTAAGAAAAACACCAGCTTTGAAGCCAAAATGCTCATAGACGTTATAAATGAAATAGAAGGTAAATGTATATCTATACACAGGCAATGTAAATCGCAATATCCACTCATAACACCTGAAAATTCTAAATATTGGCTAACCTCCATAGATCAAGAAAATAGAATATCACTCGCACACACGATAGAAAAGGCAAACATACCCGTACTTTATAACACACCGAGAATGTGTGATCCGGGTGTTACTATATCCAAAAATTGGAGTCTTCGTAATTACATAGAAAGTCGAATTTACCTATTTAACAGAGTTTATAACAAAGGTCAATCTATAAATAAAAGAAAAAGAGATTTGTGTTATGCAAGCATAGTTTTCGATTTTAGACCATTCGTGTATACCATGACATTGGAAGGAAAAACTATATATGTGTCCCAAGAAATAATTCCATCGTCAAAAACTAAACTTGGTTACACACCTATCACTTCAATAACTACTAGAGAACCCACCACCCCCAACAAATCAAACTCAAAATCAACGAACAAATCAAACTCAAAATCAACGCTTGATATGTTTAAAATCATGGTTTTAAACGTTGCCTCGAGTAAAGCAAATGGAGGTATAGCGGGTAACAATTACAACGTTAAAATGAACGCAGGAAACATGGAGGCGTTCATCAAATTTATAAGAGAGTATGACGGAGTTGAGTTTGTTGGTAACTCAAATTCAAATAGTTCATTTTTTCCAAAACAAAACATACCTGGTATACCAAACATACCACTCACAGATGATATAATAAGAGTGTTCTATTATGATTTACTCCATGATAAAGTAACAAAGGGTATAAAATTCAAATATTTTAAACAGTTATTTACCAGTGAATTTTCAAACTTTAACAAATCTGTCACATTTAATATACATGTGGGAGCAGCTAAAGCGGCCAAGTCGTTTTCAAACTACAGAAGCATACTTTCCATGAAAAATGAAGTGAAAACGGCGTTCAAGGGACGCGGCAATAAAAGAAAGGAAGTAGACATCCCACAATATCCAGCCATGTTCAAAACTATAGGCGACTTGTCGCAGTTCATATACGCGGGTAAATACAACACGATAGTGGCTAGTGGTGATAGAATGGGTATAGCTACGGGTTTATACGTAAACGCAAAGATGAATGTGGCTGTCAAGACGATGATAGAAGATGGTATAACGGGGTTTGTTGTATACACGGGTAAGAGTAATGTTAAATTCCAATCTAGATCGTCGTGTGTAAACATAAAAGGTAGTGCATGCATGTTAAATGGTTCAGTAAAAATACCAAAGGAACGTTTTGAAGAAGAGTCTAAAAAATCTTTACCACAAAACATTCGGGAAGGAGTGAATAGAATAGAAAAAACCAAACCAAAGCTACCAAGAGGTTTCAAAAGTTTGGCTCAACTAGTAAACAAAAATTCGTATAAGATACTCACACCCATCACAAAAGCGAATTTGAAAAAGAAACTCATCGAGTTTGCTGATTATTTACCGGGTGAAGTGGATAGATATATGAACATAATAAGCCCAGAAAACAGGGGTAAACTCGCGGCGGTCGCTGGTATAGGTCTCACTACTAGAGCTGGTGCAAAACGAGATAGAAACAGTGCACCAAGTCCACCAAGTCGGGTCAAGCGCGCCAGGACCACTAAACAGGTCACATGGGCGAACAGCGTAAAAAATAATCTGAGTGCGAAGCGGAATGTAAACGGAATAAATACACCCGGTGCTAACACGGTCATGAGTTTAATGAGACAAACCGGGTCCGCGAAGACCGTGAAGACCGTGAAGACCGCGAAGACCGCGAAGACCGCGAAGACCGCGAAGACCGCGAAGACCGCGAAGACCGCGAAGACGCCCAGCGCTAAAACAGTTGCGAGTTTAATGAGAGGTGCTCAAACCAGATCCCGGTCCGCCGTGTAATACGTCTTCCCTTTCATCACAAAACTATGCACTCTCGCATAGGCCCACGCCTGTGGAGAAGCACCAGGTCGGTGCCCGGTTCTCCACGCGGCAAGACCTCGATCGTATACGGTTCTCAGTGTCTTCAATGGTATCTTGGTCGCCTTCGCTATTTCGGGGAGGGATTTTGCGTTCGGGTATTTTTCGCGGAATCGTTTCGTGTACGAAGAGGTGCGTGTCTTCACGCCTTTATCGGTAGAAAATTTCGTATATGTCTTCTTTTTCATTTTCATGTACCTAGTTTCTACGTCCTTGAGTGTCTTGAGCCCTCTGAAATATGTAAGGGGTGCATACATAGGACCCTTCGTTTTTCGCAGTTCGCGAATCTTCTTAGATATTTCCTGATCAGTGAGGGTCATCTTATTTATTACATATAATTTAATCAAACCAATCATAATTAATGATGCGAGATCCATCACAGCGTCTACATTTCCTATATGAATCCGTATCCGGACAATAAATTTTATGTTTGTCCAAACACGCTGGACATTCATATTTACCCTTTAATTTGATCTTGGGTCTCTTCGTCCTGGATTCACTCTGTAAATCCATACCCTTCCAGATAAGGAAGTTCGCCGTGATGATCTTCGTCATACTTTATCTTCCGAAAAATTTAATTGCGTCTGCAATGCTATCAAAAATTTTATTTTCAAAACACACTTTTCCTGAATTTTGAAAATAAACACCCTCTCTTCCCTTATAAGAAGCCCTGTGAAACATGTTTGATTTTATATAACTCACATGTTGACTTAGTTAAACAAAAGACACCAAAATCATATAAGATGAGTGTTGAGATAATCATAGGTAATATGTTCTCAGGTAAGACGTCGGAACTCATCCGACGTCTGAAGAGATACAAAGTTCTCGGTAAAAGCATATCTGTGATAAACTCGTCGAAAGACACGAGATCAGAAAAGGACGTCATACATAGTCATGATGGTATTGATTTCGATTGTCTCAAAGTAAACAAACTCGCAGATGCGCTATTGGATAAAAATTTCTGTGATTCAGATGTCGTCGCTGTGGACGAAGCTCAGTTTTTTGTTAATCTGAAGGGATTTGTACAGATGTGCATTTTTCTAAATAAGACGATCATACTCGCAGGACTAGATGCAGATTATAAACAAGAAAAATTTGGTGAAGTCATAGATTGTATACCCATCTCCGATAGCGTGACGAAGTTATCAGCGTTGTGTATGCGTTGTAAAGACGGGACACCAGGTCCATTTACAAAACGTCTCGTAGACACAAATGAATTAGAACTCGTAGGTGGATGTGAAACATACGAGGCTGTGTGTAGGCATCATCTCATAATTTAGAATCTTTTAATGTCGAGTATCAACACAATTCTTCTATCATCCGTGGTCTTTTCAACTTTATGGTATCTCGAGTGATCAAATAACAAATCTTCGCCCGCCTTGTGCTCGTGTGTCTCGTATTCGGTATCGAGTGTACTCGTACCTTCGAGTGTGAGATGGTATCTCAGATATAAATTGTGTTCTGCGCGGTGGGGTGGTATAGACATGGGACCTTCCATCACTGCGATCATTCCACCCGCAACACATGGTATCATGTCGATTCGTTTCTTTATGAGCGGAAAGTCTTCGATTTTGTAATAGTAATAATTTTCATTCTTTTCGAACCACGAATCATCATCATGAAAATAATACTTTTTAGCATTTTTCATACCAGAAATAACAGCGTCCCTTAATTCTCTGTAGTACAGACGAATAATCCATAAATCACTGTAATCCTTTGGGTAGTAAAATGGTCTATGAAAAAACATATCTATGAGTGTGTTTCGAATTCCAACGAGTGGTCTGAGGGGTTTGTTAAAGTACAGGCGGTCAATTGGATTCTTAAAGTAATCGAACGCCACCAATACAGCCGAACATAGTAGATATTTCAATATTTTCTTCATATATAATAAATGCCGGGTTATAAAGGAAAAGAATACTACGCACCAGAACCAACTGACGAAGTCGACACACTCGATAAACGTTTCTTCATGGGTCTCACGAGAACACAGACTGGTTTGATTGCGCCACCAGTGATTTATTTTAGCATGGTGCTTCTCGCGGTGATCATGGCACTTCCAGCCGTGTACAAAAAGCGACCAGCTTTGTTGATACCACTCTCCATTGGTTTGTACATTAATGGTATTCACTTGTACCACCACTACCTCCTTTTGAAAAAGTAAATTAATTTACATGTGTATAGTAATAGAATGTTCCTATCAAAGGTGTTCGCAAACTTGATATTTCAGTCACTCGTGGCATACGGCTTTGCGAAGGCTACCATAGAAGATCCAAAAATGAGTAAGGCTGTCGCCGAAAATGCACTCACATACATGGTTGCGTGGTTTGTCGCACTTCTCATGTTTGCGTTTACAAAGAACATTATCACGCGTTTCATGCTTTTCACTGCTTTGTCTGCAGTCGCGGGTATGTTCTTGGGTACACGGGGTAAGAGAGACGTAAAAGAAGCTTTACTTGATGCAGTCACGATTTTCATCACTATGTTTGTATTAGGTGTCATCACATACACACTCGGATATGATCTTCGAATGCTTGGTTCGATTTTGTTCACGTGTCTCATAGGTTTGATTTTGGTAAGGTTATTCACGGGTAAGAAATACTCTGAACTCATCGTACCACTGTTTGCTCTCTTTGTCATATATGATACCAATAACATACTGAGACGCAATTACGAAGGTAATTTTGTAGGTGCATCGTTCGACTATTTTGCCGATATCCTAAATTTATTCAGTGGTCTCCTCGAAAATGAATAAAAAAAAATTTTTATTTTTTACACTTTCTTTTGAAAGAAAAAAGTTTTGAAAAAAAAATAATTTTTTAGAAACTTTCTTTTGAAAGAAAAAAGTTTTGAAAAAAAAATTTTTATTTTTTACACTTTCTTTTGAAAGAAAAAAGTTTTGAAAAAAAAATAATTTTTTAGAAACTTTCTTTTGAAAGAAAAAAGTTTTGAAAAAAAAAATAATTTTTTAGAAAATTTTCAGATGTACATAATAATGAAAGTCACTCTCAAGAAAAGTCCGATGCGTGATAAGAAGTATAGAGTAACCTTCCAAGACGGTGATTACGTAGACTTTGGTGGTAAAGGATACACAGACTATACCATACACAAAGACCCCATGCGTATGCGTCTCTATGTGTTACGACACGGTGGTGGAGATACTCGTAAATTCAGTGATCCACAGAAGGTACACGAACGCATGTTACGGGTGACGAAGAGCAAACTCGAGGATTGGGGAATCTCGGGTTTGAAGACAGCGGGATTTTGGTCGAGGTGGCTCTTATGGAGCGAACCAAACATGCGAGATGCGATTCGGTTCATGAAAACGAAGTTCGGCCTCGATATAAAATATATGTAAATAACATATGATACCCTTTATTATTCTTCCTATATTAAACCTACTAGGTATAAAAGTATTTCCAGGTCAAGATGCATTTAGTGTGACCGTCCCATTTGATAAAAACAAACATTACTCAATGTCCGCATTATCAATTCTTTGTTGTTTTATCTTAATAACAAATGCTATGCGTAAAAATTTAATAGGATGGGGGGTTCCAGTACCGTTGAAACCAGTTGGATACGCATCGCTCGCAACGTGTCTTGTACTGAACTTACTCGTTACCATCGACACAATTCACAGAGTCATGAGCATGATACCTAAATCAGAAGAGAAAACCAGTTAGAAAAAATTATCGGTTCGGTACAATTTCGCCGAAAAATCACCAGTTTGTCCCAAAACGTTTACGGTTTCGTTTCCGTAAATTTCTTGACATCCTATATCATCCATGCAGTCTCTTTCACCTATAGACACTGGAAGAGAGTACATCTGATCACCGGGTGTTACCGTATAGTAATGGTAACTATCTCTCCGACCTCTAACTTCCTTACCATACAAAGGTAAAGTCTCGTTATTTTCACCGACGAGAACACCCATCTGCTGAATGTGTTGTGGTTTGTATTCTTTGATTGGTGGCTCTCTGAATTCACGTTCGACCGGTATTTGAACTGGAACACGCACGCGTTCTCTCGTATGAATTCGCTTCACTGGTTGAGGCTTCGTGAGCATGTACAAAATTATGAGCAAGAGCACGAATATAGTTATGAGCATAGCCGTGTGTTTAGTCTTTGCGTTCATTATTAATAGACTTAGATTTTAATACTATGTCTTGCATTATTCTAATGTGTTTCTGTGAATATACTTGTTTGTTGTGTTTCTTATCATTCTTGGTAACCCGTTTTTTAGGTTCTTTGTAATCCATTTGTTTTTTAGATGAATGTACACAACTTAGGCTAGTTTCATTTTAAATCAATTCGACCAAGTCTGTATTGAACGAACAACCAAAGGCAAAACAATATAGTTTTCAAAAATTTATTTGCTTCCGTGTCCTCCATCATATATATGGGTCCCATGATACGACCAAAGAATGTTTCTTCCTTGTTATTTCCGGTCACGTACATTTCCATTTGCGTGAGTGCACACGTGTCGTCATTCACGGACCAATGGTAAAAGATGAATGGTATGAGTATGCTATACATTTCAAGCAACTGCGTATTTTTCAGGAAAGGAATTACGAGAGTCGCAATAAATAATACGAGGTGAATGAAGAATATAATATTCATCTATTTATATGGAGCAAGAAAATAATAACGCCATCGAGGGGTTTCCCAAAGACATAGAGAAACCCGAACCACCAAAGAAATGGCACACACAACAAGAAAAGATTCTCAAAGAATGGGGTGAAGCCGCCGCGTGTTGGAGATACATGAATTACCAAGCTTTCCTTATGTTTCAAAAATTAAGTATGCGGTTCACACTTCCCGTGATTGTACTTTCGACCATCACAGGTACGGCTAACTTTGCACAAGAACAATTTCCGCTTAGTATTCGTTCGTCCGTACCATCAATCATTGGTGGTTTAAATCTCATAGCTGGTATCATCGCAACAATCATGCAGTTCCTTAAGATTAATGAACTCATGGAAAGTCACCGTTCCGCGTCACAGTCGTACGGCAAATTGTCGCGTAAAATTAGACTTGAACTCAATCTTCCACTCGTAAACAGAAGTATGGATGGTGCCGAAATGGTTCACGATTGTCAACAGGAAATGGACCGTCTTATCGAACAAAGTCCACCTATACCTAAGCAGATATTGAAAGCGTTCGATTACGAATTCCCCAATGACGACATATTCAAGAAACCAGAAATCCTACACATCGATCCAATATTACCATTCAAGGCGATTAAGGAATATTCCATTCTGAGTCTTCTCAAGGATCCTAGAGAAAGAAACATGACTGACCAAGAATTAAAGGATGAACTCGATGAATTACGGGGTCGTGTTATGCCCGGAAGCAGGCGTATGGGAGATCCTTTGAAAAATACTGGAATTCGCCGACGAGCGTCGAGTATTGTTGAATCATTCACAAATAAAGTACCAAAAAAGACAGTTGTCGAAGAAAGTGAGATTGACGTGGAATCCGGTACTCAAGAAGACGAAGAAGAGGAATGAGTGAACACACGGCTAGCTATAAAAGCAACCAATACAAACAAAGTTAAATTAAAGACACCAAAACATAATAGGTAAGGGATAACCTTCCTTTTTATTGGGTCTATCAATCTGTCCTGAATCGCATTATTTTCAAAAATAATATCTATAGCCTGATTAGCGAGATCATCATTTCCTTTTTCAACCATGGATACCTTCGTTAAAATAAAAACACAAAAAAAGATTGCACCCAACACGCTCCACCAAAAAGAAATAGACCTGTTACGTACCTACGTGAATGAAGGTAAAAATGTAATGATATGTGGTGCATGTGGCGCGGGTAAAACATTCATACTTAATTCTGTGTTAGATGAATCTAACTCAATAGAAATAACACCCGATTTAAAATTTAAGGAAGAACTAAAAAATTCTAAAATGTATACATATTTAGACGACTATAGACACGAAGTAATTGCACAAAGACAAATTGTAGATCAAGTGTCTGAAGGCAACTCGTTCACAAAAGGGTCATTTATAGTATGTTCAACGAGTGTGTATCTCATATCAAATTTCAAACTCATAATAATACCAAAACGTACACCCGAACAAATTGCTTCATTGAGACCGGGTGTGTATGGCGCCATGAAAGCGGCAGAAAGGTGTAAAGGAAACATACATAACTTTTTTCATTACATAGAATTTTCAGATGAAAAAGATGAATTCGTCGAACCAAAAGAAGTTGCCATATCACTATTATGTGACCGTGAATTGGTAAACAGTAGTGATGCTATGTGTGAACATGGACACATATGGGGAATTGTACATGAAAATTATCCAGAATCGGCAAATGTAAATATACACAAAATTTCACAAGCTCTTTCGGATGCAGATTTACACGACACGAGTATATACAACGGATTTTGGGATTCTATGTTATACTTTACAAATTCCATAATAACAACTACCTCATATTACCTGGGTGAAAAGATAGACAAAAACATCATAAGACCCGGTAGCTTTTGGACAAAATATGGTAATTACAAAATGAGAAGCCAAAAACTCGCAAATATTTCAAGAAAAACAAATGGCATGTCTCACCACGAACTTTCACTCATGAGAGAATATGCAAAACATGGAAATATGGAAATGTACACACATTACGAACTCACACCACAGGATTTTGATGTCATTAATCACTTGTGTATAGGAAACAAACTCAAACCACGAGAGGTATCACAAATCAAGAAGAAGATTAAGGACTATCAATCAAAACTTACTTAAAACGTGTATACGTATACATAACATAAGATGCCAGCTCCTACCATTTTGCCAATCGGTGCTGCCGCTGAAGATGATTTCAAGACGACTCGCATCATTGGAAATGAAATGTTCTTTTACAGTGATGTGACGACGGATGATATCTTAGAGTTTACCGAAGAGTTCAAGAAACTCGAAAACAAATTGTTGAAGCAATCTATCGACTTTCCTGGATTTAAGCCAGAAATCAGAATCAACATCTGTAGTGATGGAGGTGAAATGTTTGCTGGGCTCAGTGCGATGAACATCATCGAAAAGTCCCGAGTCAAGGTTGTCACCATCGCTCAAGGGGCGTGTTGTAGCGCTGCGACCTTCATGTTGCTCGGGGGTCATGAACGTCGCATGGGTAAGAACGCCCACATTCTCATTCACCAATTGTCCACGAATGGTTTCTGGGGCAAGTTCGAGGACCTCAAAAATGAAATGGATTCGTGCTCCAAGTTTATGGATATGATCACGAAGGTCTATGGTGAAAAGACTGAAATCCCAGAAAAGGAATTCAAGAAGCTTATGAAGAAGGATATCTATTTGAACGTCGAAGAATGTCTCAAGTATAATGTCGTGACCTCGATTGACTAACATCAACACTCCTTTTGTAGAGACCAATCACAGCTAATATTATAATAACTATACACGCGGTATTCGCATTTAATGGAATATTCGTGGGTGGGGGAGGCCTAAGTCTCTCCATTCGCTCGTAATTTACGACCGGAATCATATCTACCCTTACTATAAATAATGGAAACAATTTTTAAAACAGATTCTAAAGGCAGACAGCGATATTTTAATATCAGTGTCGAGAAGCTGCCGGACGGAACCGCCCAAATCGTTAAAAAGACTGGTCTGGTCGGTGGAAAAGAATCCGTTTCCACAATTCATGTGAAGCTTGGATATGATAGCGCTCTCAAACGTGCGAAGACTATGTGGGAAAATCAGAAGGAAATCCCTGTGACACCGATGCTGGCTCATAAATGGGAAGATCGCCAAAAACACATCTCCGAACCTTTTTACGTTCAACCAAAAATAGACGGGGTTCGTCTCCTCGTGTCTAACAAGGGTGGTATGTCTCGAACCGGTAAAATCGTACCTGGGACAGAACATTGGGGAAAGAGCCTCAAGGATGGTGAATATCTCGATGGTGAATGCTATGACCCATCGAAGAGTTTTGAGGAAATCACAAGCCTGTTCAAAACAAATCCAAAGGCGCTCGAGTTTCACGTGTTTGACTATTTTGATACAAACAGACCCGATCTCACATTTGATGAGCGGTTAGAAAGAGTCACTGTGGAAACAAAGTGGGTACAATCAAAGAAGGATTTAGCACTTGTACATAGAGAGTATATGGATGCTGGATACGAGGGAACTATGATTCGTGAACCATCGAGTGTGTATGAAATTGGTAAGCGAAGCAATTACCTATTGAAACACAAAGATTTCGTGACCGATGAATACAAAGTCATTGGGATGCGAGAGTGTACAGGGAAGGACGTGGGTACACCTACGTGGGTGTGCGTCACACCAAAAGGACAGGAATTTACCGTGAGACCGGAAGGTACACAAGAAAAGAGACGTGAGATGTTTAAGAATGGAGATATGTACATAGGAAAGATGCTCACGGTGAAATACCAAAACCTCACAGAGCTCGGTGTACCTAGATTTCCGGTCGGAATAGCATTTAGAGATTACGAATGATGTTATAGTAATATGAAGCGTATAGCGATAGATATCGATGAAGTCCTCATGCCCTTTGTTCGACCCATGGCTCGATGGAAAGGTATAAAGATGCCTTGTAACAACACTAAATATGAATATGTGTACAAAGACATGTTTAGAATAACAGAAGAAGAATCAGCCGCTATGGTCCGTGATTTTTACAAAACACGCGAATTTTCGGAAATCAAACCCATTCCCGGCTCACAGATAGGCATGGTTAAAATCCGTGGTAAATTTGATAAGGTGTATGCAGTTACAGGTAGACAAGATATTGTACGTGACCGGACAGAAAGCTGGCTTGCACAGCATTTTGAAGGTATATTCGATGATGTCGTATTAACAAACAGTTACACAGACTTTGAAATATCCAAGCTTGATATATGTCGTTCACTCGCAATAGGTACAATCATTGACGATAACATGCATACATGTCTTCAATGTAAAGATGCCGGTATGGACGCTCGCAACTTTATGGGATACGACGATATCTATCAATGGTGCGACCATACAGATATGTCCATGTACGGGTGGAAGGAATATAAAAGAATCAATACAAAGTAAAACTAAGATGTCTTCGTATGGTATCGTTGGGGTTAACCCGGATAGCCTTAAGGTTATTCGGGACATGCAACAATTTAAAAACGTTCATGTGTGTGACAAATACAAGACTAAACTTACACCATTTAAGAATGCACAAGTGCATCAAACGATCGCAGATTTTTCGTTAAACATGCCGACTCCTCGCACTATCGCAACTTTCATCAATCCAGATGATTACGAACACGAAAGGACGATGGATCAATTGATAGAATGGTGCGACAAGGAAGATACGATCGTCAATTTAAATCTTGAAAATTTCAAAAATAGCCAATCGTATGCAAAAAATTGCGAAGAAAAGGGGATTCATTACATCACCGCTGGATTATCTGATAAACTTCTCATGGTAGATGGTTCGGAAGAGGTCGTAAACGCACATGAAATCTTTTTTAGAACCTTCTCGAAGACACTCTTGCATTTAGATGGCGAGCCAGGTACCGCACATCTTGTAAAATCTGTGCATGAGGCAGCTGAGTGTAGTCTGTATCAAGTCTACGCCGATGTGTATGCATATTTCAATCAAGATCCAGCCATTATACAAATGTTAAATCAGGGTCTGAAGACGGACATAAATGGACCTATTTTGAAACACGCAATAAAGCGTATGTACGAAGCACCTAAATATGAAGATATCGCACATGAAAACATGAGATCTACGTGGTGCTCTGTTCAGGCTCTCAGGACTGGCGTGTGCGTACCAATTTTACAATCAACTGCGAATGCGCGCTCTATGAGTAGAGATTTGAAACTTGCAGATACAAAACAGGTGTTTAATAAATACACCGATGACTTGGTTGCACTTCAAACCATTCGCTTCATGTACGCTATGATCTACCTCGAATCCACGCGGGCGTGTCCGGCAATCAAAAGTTGTATTCAATCGAGCACACTTGAATGCGATATGCTCAAAAATGCAAACCCATACGAGGTTATTGAAAATACGGTTACATACGCAAAGACCTTTTCTATTCACTGTATGCACGCAGGTATACCATGCCCAGCGGTACAGGCGGCCCTTTGTGAATACTATTTCTGGGCACAGACCAAGACATCTATGAACTTTATTGCATCGCTCCGTGTATAATTTTATTTACATATTTTAGAAGTATGATTATTGTAATAATTTTAATCGCTACGCTTATCATATTGAAAACCATACTTTACAAGCCAGGTGTTGATTATAAGTGTTACATGCTCACAACTGATAAACATGGTTCGAGAGCACGTAACTTTTTGAACACATATGACCATACCATACCACTCGAAATAGTAGAAGGGTCGGACACACGTACACCCGAATCCGCTAGAACATACAAGCAAAATGTTGACCCTAAATATTATAGACAGGCACTTAAACTGTACCACGACAAAACGGCTATTAGACCTAACATAACATACTTTAACTTGGGAGCGATAGGATGTTATGCGGGACACATGAAAATATACGATAAGTGCTTCAATTCAAGATACAAATACGCGCTCGTGTTTGAAGATAATGTAGTCATAACAAACCGTAAGTTTTTTGATGAAGTACAAAGCGTGATCGACGAGTTGGGCGATGATTTTGAATTGTGTTTCTTTCATTGTTTGTCTAGATATCCCGCTTCGGATACAAGTAAAACTGGACTAGAATTAGTCAAATGGATATCGAGCACAAAGTGTTATCTCATTAATGTAGAAAACATGAAGAATTATATTCACCATTTTGAAATCATGGATAACCACATAGACATGAAACACGAAGACATCATATTTCATGGTGCTCGCGTGTACTACAAAGATCTCAGACACTGTATGCTCATAGACAGATCCCATAAGAGTCTCATAGGTCACAGTGATTGGGAAAATAAAGAGTTCTTTTCAAAGAAATACCCAGACGCAACAACCGACATTCTAGAAAAGGGCTATTAATTTTTTTATCACGTGATTTTAAGATGGTAAAGGCTGTATTAATAAATGAAAAACGAAACGGTGTACACGAAATAAACGTAGACCTATCGCCCGAGAAAAATGAAATTTGTAAAATACTCAGGGGTAAAGCAACTTTTCTCGGACAATGGGAGGATGAACTTGTAGTCATATTAAAGTGTAAAGAAAGTGTATTTAAATTAAAAAGAAATGAAAATGTATTACCTAGACCATTTTCTAACATGGACGTGGATGGACGTATACTCTTAATACGCATGGACGAGGAATCTGAACCACGTGATTTTACAAAACAGGAATACGAAGACATGTGTAAAAATTCACCGCATGTTACTCGCTCCGTTACTTCCAAGGTATGTCCTGCGGTCTAAACCGACACGCAGTCTTTAAAAACTCCGTGAACAGTTCAAAATCCTTTTTGGGATCCTCGAGCTCATCGAGTGAGTCGAGTATTTTACCTACATACTGATTGTATTTTTTGTGTCCACCTCTATGTGTGAGTCTGTTCTCACGCATTCCAGGTGTGATGTATCTCGGCATCATGATTATATTCTTTCCGTCATTTACATCATACCTTAAATACTTAATCACAGGGTGTTTTCTGAATTGCCTGGGAATCACGTGGTGGTCTTCAACGTTCTTAACACCCCACCTGAGTTTGAAATTACGACGTAAAACAGACCCATATCTCATACTATTCTCTTGGATAACTTCTTCACCGAGGCGCATGAGTGAGTCCTCAAGTTCATCAACCTCATACCAGGCTTCGTAACACTCTCTACATCTTTTGTTTTCTTCGCATATCTCTTCTGCTTCACGGATCGCTTCCCTAAACCTAAAACGTAAACGATCATTACCATGTCGTTCAGAACTCATGCTTATAGATGGCTTTTTATAGATAGTTTCAAGTATAGTAGTACGAATCTTAATACGCCTGTACTTGTAAATATCATTAGGTTGATAGGATGCGCGTAACATTTAGGCTATTATGTATGGGTATTTTTTACGTTCTTCTTTTGTGCGCAGGAGTTGCACCAGACCGAGGAAAGTTATGAGCACGAGAACGGCGTCTTCGAAATCACGGGTTGCAGAGAATGAAATCACAAGAAGAGACAAAAGCTTGAACCACACACTCGATGTCAAGGTCTTCGTTCTTTCTGGAACTTCACTGATTGGAGCGATACCAAACATGGCGTGAAGGAGAATGATGATACCATACAAAGTGTTATGGTTAAGGGTGTTGTCTATCATGGGGTAAAAATCGGTGGATGCAACCTTGACACCACCATACACAGATGCAGCGACGAGAGGTACGAGAATGGTCGTGTTCTGAAGGAATGCCATTTATATTTATATACGGAGAACATTTTTTACATATGGGACACATATGTAAAAAATGCTCTTAATGGGGATCGAACCCATGACTTTGGCGTGCCTCTGTAAGATTAAACTTACACAAATATACTCATGTATAAGCACCACACTCTAACCAACTGAGTTATAAGAGCTCCTTTTCTTATATATTACACGTTTCTACTCTTTAAGTTAATTGTATCTAGACACAATATCCATATAAGAGTCTTCATCCATAAATGTTTTAAGAATATCTATGATAGCTTCATTTCTTCTACACACCGCACCTACCATAGCTGGGTACGCCATCACACTCATGTAATCGTGAAAGTAATCACCGAGTGCAGTTTGACACGTATTAATAAACATCATGAACATATCAAGAGCAATTTTCTTGTCTTCGTGACTGGTAATCCAGTAAATGCTAAATTTTTCATCGTTTCCAGGATCTTCGTACACGTGATTCGCGTGTTCAAGGATTTGATGCTCGAGATTTCGAAGCCTGTCGAGGTCACCGTTGATGATAGCGCATTGGAGTTCCATTTTGAATTAATTAAAGATATATCTATCTTTGACTTAGGATTATTTTTGTAACTTATTTTAAGATGCGTCTATGGTTTGTAGCGAGACGATTTTTTCATAAAGCGCGAATGCACATCGTATACAATTTTATACACGAAGGTATGTTAAAAACTATATCTAACATAAGAAAGGAATGTGTTAAATTAGGGGAGTCAAGAAAAAGTTCCTCGTAACAACTGTTAGGTGTCACACCCGTTCATCCTTTGTCAAGTCCACCGATTTTTTTGCGCGGTGCATCCAGCGCATAATCGCATCTTTTACACGGGAATCCGAACCTTGCGACGACAGTTCTCCTATCACACTTAAACCATTACACACATCCGGTTTGTTTTCTTTATCTGGAAACTCCATATTAAAAGCATATATCGCCTTATAAGGTATGTCGGGTGCTTCATCGAGTAACCGATCATATTCTTGACGCTGTTTAGTCACGAATTCTACAGCATCTGTACTTCTATGTTCTACATCCAATGAGAGTTCCATATCTATATTTCTATAAAACTTTGAGTATTGAATACACATAGAAGAATGTGCCTCCATCATAGAAGAACTATTACTAAATTTAGATATAGAAGTGAGTATACCCGCAAACACGTTTAACACAGCAAATGTATACTGAAAAATAAGAATGTTTCTTTTCATCTCCGGCGAAATATTATCATCACTCGGATTCAACACGGCAAAACCACCAACGCCGGTAATACTCGATATGATAATACACGGATATGTGAGCATATCAGTCATCCATTTATAGTGTAATCGGGCGTGATTGTGTAACCATCTGTACCCCGCAGCCTTTTCGGCCCACCGGCGGAGAAGATTTTCTTCCTTCTCACACCAATGGTGGGTGTTCATTATTTAACTCGGAGAAAATATGCGCCTGACGTCTCGCGAGACGATCGACCTCATTATTCTTTTCGTTGGTCGAGTGTGCTCTCACCCACTCGATGGTCACTGTATTCATGTGTTTTACCAATTCAAAAATACGCACCCACAAGGTTTTGTTCGCGACATCTGTACCTGTACTCGTTTTCCACCCATTTGCCATCCATTTTTTTGACCATTCGGTGACACCGAGCTTTACATACTTACTATCTGTGTATAATATGACGTCATTTTCACCAATTTCCAAACATTTTTCGAGTGCCTTAATCACTGCCGTCATTTCCATGATATTGTTTGTAGTCGTGTCAAACCCTCCCTCGACTACAAATTCTGGATCATAACACTTGGCTGCCCATCCACCCGGACCTGGATTGTGTAGACAACTCCCATCTGTATACACCTCTATCATCTCTTATGATTTATTGGATTTTAAACTTTAACTGAAATTTTTCTTTGAAAAAAAAAATAATTTTTTAAAAACTTTCTTTTGAAAGAAAAAAGTGTCAGAAAAAAAAATATTTTTTTAAAAAGTTTTAGCCGTAATATGTGCGGCCTGTTCTATTAAAAACACCACCGTATCCACTGTTTGAAGATATGGTCCTTGAGTTGAGTATTGGTAATTTAGATCTGTTATTGAAAACACCCCTGTTACTGTTATTGAATTTTTCTTTCTTGAAGAGGTAGTAAACTATTATCAAGCACGCTATACCTGTAATAATGCTAAGCCATATAACACCCATGTTTGTTCCTTTCTTAATACCCGCTTCACCAACAACAAGTTTTTCGTCATCGATTGGTTCGACTGGGAGTTCGATTTGATTTTCTTCTTCCGCCATTTATACTATACAACGATAAAATTTAAAAATGATGATAACATTTTTAAATTTTGTGTTTAAATTTTACAATACTTAAGCAAAAATAAGCTTAGTTGGAGAAGGCCAAACCGCCCATTCCGCTTTGGATGCGGAGAACGTTGTAGTTGGTCGCGAACATGCGAAGAGTGGTCTTAGCCGTGTTAGCGCGCGCCTTGATAGCGACTTGGGCATTGTCAATACGAGAGAAGTTGCAGGTGCCAGTTGGTTGGTGTTCTTCTGGCTTGAGCGCGAAAGAGTACGCGTAGACACCTGGCGATGGGGAACCGGAGTGG